AGCCTCTACCGGATCAACCCCGCCGCGAGGCTTCAGGAGGTCTGCAACATTCCCGATCATGCGGAGGTCGTATAAATCACGCACAACCTGGGCGAAGTCTTTGGCGTTGATCACGGTGGTGGCCTCGGCAGCTAGCCGAGCAAGGTATTTGCTGACTGTCATCCCGCCGATGTCATGGTCACTCGGCAGAAACGGCTTGACCGTTACCGGACTAGCCAATTTCCCGTTTTTAATCAGCGTAGAGCAAATCTCGAATAACTGCTGGTGAACCGGCTCGTGGAAGTGTTCAGCCTCCACAAGGTCTTGAATGATCGTAAAGCAATCGTTTTGCATCAGAAGGGCGCCTAGCAACGATTGTTCGGCCTCTATTGAGAATGGCAGCCACGGCGTCTTATCCAGCATCGTTGTCCGCCGTGTTCTTTACCGCAGAGGTCAGCATCTGACGCAATTCCGCCTTCGTCATCGGTCCAAGCTTAGGCCGCATCCGTCGCGCTGAGATTTTGTAGCAGGGTAAGTCAGACTTCTGCAGGCTCAGACGAACCGGCGCAGAATCCTTCCGTCTACGCTCGTTCTTGCGCTGTTGCTTGCGGGCTAGAGCCTCAGGTGATTTTGCTGGCATTAGGCCATCTCTCCCAACTCGGACGGCTCAGTCAAAAACATATCGTCCTGCCGCTCGCCGGCATCGAGGTATCGAGCCGCATGCTTGAAGTACGACGGCTTCAGTTCAATGCCGATGAACTTACGATGCAACTTGAGAGCCGTAACCCCTTCGCTGCCAATGCCCATGAACGGGGACAACACCACATCCCCGGGGTTGCTCCACATCGTCACCGCGCGCTCAATCAAATCAAGCTGCAGAGGACACAGATGTTTCTCGTCAGCCCCATCCTTCGCCATGCGAACGTTAAGCGTATTAGTCTGATTGATATCCATCCAGACCGGGGACGCCCATTGCTGCCACTGAGAAACGGGGAAATTCTCAGGCCGTTGCTCGACGGGCTCCGCATTCTCCCCGGGCTTGCGAAACACCAAGACATAATCGGCAATTCCCATGCGGGACCGGGTGCTATCCTTCTTCAGTTGCTTGTAAAGCAGCCCCAGCGCCTTGGTGCGGGTCATTTCAACAACAGGATCGCGCCACACGCACACGCGAGAATGAAAAATGAAACCTTCCGCCTGATGGGCTCGCACGACATCGCCCGGAAAATCCTTGAGACCAATCACCCCGTCTTTCCATTTCGACGATGGTAAGTCCGAGCAGTGAACCGCAGTGAGACGCCCCGGCTTGGTCAATCGATACATCTGCTTGACCAAAAACTGATAGTGGGCGTTGAACTCCTCATCCGTAGAGCAATTCCCCATGTCTGCTTCGCTGTCTGAGTAGACAAAAATATTCTGAAACGGCGGCGAGTAGATCGAAAACCCGATCGTCTCGTCTGCGAGCTGTGACGCCACCGTAACAGCATCCCCGTTGTAGGCAGCAAAGCCCTGCCCAAACGCAGAATCCAAACACTTGATTAGCTTAGCCATGCCGGAACCTTCGCCTTATGAGTTGGGTTATACGCGGTTTGCCTCGTAACTGATTTTTCGTTCGCGCGGAACATCGCCACGCGCATTGATTGCTTCATCACAATATGGTCGTCAGACTTCCGATCAATCACGCGAGCAATGGCTTCCTCGCCCTCTGCCACAATCAAGTGGACTTCAACTTGCCGCTCCTGGCCAAATCGCCAGAACCTCCTGACTGCCTGATACCAACTCTCATATGAGAACGTGCGACCAACGAACGCGGTACGAGCGCAATGTTGCCAATTGAGGCCAAAACCACAAATCGATGGCTTGGTGATAACCACCCGAATCGAACTATCCGCGAACCCCCGCAATGATGCCTCTTTCTGTTCTGGCGTATGAGAGCCGCGAATTTCGACGGCAGTAGGCAATAGCGCCTTGATCTCGTCTGCCTCGTAATCTGTGTCACACCAAATCACCCAAGGTTCAGACGTGGACGACAATACCAGATCGGCAATCGACTTCGACCGATTACCTGCGGTCTTGCGCTTAACGTCATGCATGGACGTTGCCGACATATCCACCATGCCAAACAAATCAGACCCTTTGATGGGGGATGGTTCGGCACGGTGCCGAATGATCTTCATCGGCGGCAGGACAAACCCTTCATCACTGTCGCCAAGGTCTGACGGCATTTCCGCCATCCGCGCCCATGACGCACACCAATCCCAAAAATCGGTAACGGCGTGTTTTTTCAGACGCCATTCCTGCGATGCTACAGAGGTATCGTTGATAAACCACCGCATGAGCATTTCAGAAGATGGCATCACTCCGAGGAAATCCGATTGCTGACCAAGCTCCATGTGGTCATTCGGTGCCGGCGTTGCCGTGGCAGATAACCGAAACCGATGCCCTGAAAATGCTTGGATCAAGGCTTGCGATGTCTTGCCCCCAAACGACTTCAGGATGGAGCTTTCGTCCAACGCCACCGCCCCGAACGCGGTCGGGTCCAATTTATCCAATCTGTCATAGTTGCAAATGTTGATGCCCCATCCGACTTGTGACTGGTCCCGGATTACCCGGTAGTCGTATCCCCACCGTTCCGCCTCTTTCCCGATCTGCCATCCGACCGATAGCGGGGCGAGTATGAGAGCCCTTCCGTTGCTGGCGTCTGCAGCATGTGCCGCCCATTCCAACTCACATGCGGTCTTGCCAAGCCCGGTGGATAGGAAGTTACCTGCAGACCCCGCGCGCAACGCAAAATCAACGCACAATTTTTGAAACGGAAACAAATGCCCAGCCAACGCGGGAACATCCTTTAGACCCCGCTCTTGAGCGCGAATGGCCTTGCTCGCCAGAAAATCCTCGTATTTACCCATGCGCCGCCACCTTTTTGACGTGGTAACCGTGGCCGGTTGCGTCGATGTTCCATTCCCGATTCCGGTTGATTTCCATTTTTCGATCAACCTCGGCCATCAGGCTGTACCCCATGCGAGACGCCAGAACGAATAGTAAAATGGCCACATCGGCGGCCTCCTCGATCGCGTTCGGGCTTTTGTCGTCTTCCGCAAGATCACGAAGCAATTCTCCCATTTCCGTGTTGGCTCTAACCGCCGTGCTCATGTTGGACGGCTGGTCAGTTCCAAATGTTTGAGTTGCCCATCGGCTTATCGTCGCCTGCGTTTCGATCATTCGGAAATCCTTTTTGTGTCGTTGGATAATTTTCAGTCTCACCGCGAGGAAATAGGTTCACCAATGGGTTTTGGGTTTTACCTCTATCCTCATAACCAGTAGAAATTCTTTCTTACTTACTGAAGACATCTTACTTAAACTTCTTACTATCATTCCCTTGATGCGAAGCATCAACGGCGACCCATAGCCCACCAAAAGGTCCTGAAAAGAACCCCCATGGCTGGCCGGGGGCAATGTTCATTTTTTCGACCTCATTTGAGGCAGCAAAAATTAACACGCCACTTGCGACCCCTAGCGCCCTCGTGAGCAGGACGGTTCGGCACATTCTTTTTTCGCGCTCACACGTCGGTCGGGAGCAATTGTGTTAGCCCGCTCCCATGCGCCCTGTAACCGCATTCCCACCTAGGGCATTGACACGCGCAACCGGCCGGTGTGCGGAATTGCGCATCTCGGAACCGATGGTTGCTTTGCGGATTATCTGGATGGGCGGTTGACGAATTGGGCTAAAGCCAATAAATATTCGTCTGTGCCTATCCGATGAAGCCCCGCGAAGGACATCGGACTTAGTTTCGGCCCCGGAATCGACCCCGGGGCCGTTTCTATTGATGGACTAGGTTCATGAAACCGTCAAGACCCATGCGGTAGTGGGCGCTGGGAGCCATACAACGCTATCAGTATGGATTCGGCCATATTGTGAGACTTCTTCAACTTCAGGAACCGGGCCGAATCAGGCACGCGCTCCAGAGCCATCTGGCGGGATGCTTCCTTGTCAGCCCCTTTGGCAAACCCGCTGGCGCGTTTCCATACTTGGGGTGTCACCAGTACCAGAGGGATAGAATAACTCACCAGCGCCGCTCTGATAGCGCCGCAAGCCATACCAAAACGAAAGGCTGAGGTCGCGCCCATGGATCGGTTGCCCTGCTGGGATGGCATCGGGGTCACGTTCTCCACATAGGCGATGTCAGGATTCACGGTCTCCAGCCATAGCGCCAGCCGGCGAACGTCGATCTGCCGGTTAGATCCATCGGCGAGAGTGGGTAACGCAATGCAGTCCAGCAATGCGGTTCCCATCTCGCCAACGGACAGGGCCGCAGCCCCGCCGTTAATGCCGACGTCAAATCCGGTGACAATCACCGGATTGGCAATACAGCGCGAGCGGCGGGAACGTAATCCTTCCAGAACCGATCAGCATATTTGTCGTATTCGTATGCCCAGCCGCTATCGAATCCAGCCAGATGGGCCACCGTCTTAGGTCCGTCTTTGTAGAACAGCACCTTGGAGCCGTGATAATAGGCGATTATCCTGGCTAGGCGCTCTTCTGCGATCGTTGGAGTATCCATGGCTAGTGCATATCGCTGGAGCGCGGGGGCGGGCCGTCGTCCAGAGGCTTGATGCCGGCACTGATTCGGCGCTCGGTATCGTCGTTGAAACCCCGGAGCCATTCCTGGTACTGCGGCGTGGATGGATCATAGGGCGGATTGGCGGTCTTGCTCTCCATGGAAGCCTGAGCCCCTTCGTCGTAAGCTCTGTCAATGGCCGGCGTCCGATCCGGCTCAAGGAATAGTTCCATCTGGGTTCCGAGGCTCAGGCCACAGTAGCGGGCTGCCAAGAGGTTGTTCGCGATCTTGGACCTAGCCGCATCCTCGCCACCCTCTGATTCGCAGGCGACCACGAATTTGATCTGCTCCAAAAGGAACCCGTCGCCTTTGATGGATTTTTCGTGGGCGCGTCGTGCACCCGTGGCCTTCTTTACGGCCTCATCCAGCCGCTTCCATTTTTCTTTATCAGAGAGGAAGAGCGCCCGAGTATCGGGGTCAACCGAGTTATCCCCCATGTTAACGATCTTGGGCTTAGGCTTTTCGGCCTTGGGTGCCTTCGGTTCCTTGGCGGGCTTGTCTAGCTTCGGCTTCTTCAAGTTCGTACTCCTTGAGTTTGCGCCGCACATCTCCTGCGACTTCTGGAACGATTTCTTCAATGGGAACGCTGGTAAGCAGGGAAACCCGGTAGGCGTATGCCTCTGGCACTTCATCGCCCCAGTTCCCCACCGCCTGTCGGGTGAGTTTGAGTTTCTTCGCCAGAACGGATTTGGATATGGTTTCCAATACCTTCTGGTAGCCTTCGCGGTTGGTTCGGGGCTTTGCCATTTCTGATGGATACGAAATATTCACCGAGGCGTCAATGAAGACTTGACGGGATGATGCGGCCGTGACTATGGTCTCGTACACGAACCGTTGTCAAAGGAGAGACCAGAATGGCAATCAAGAGCTGCGAGTATTGGGATGGCAATGCTTCCATGCCTGTTGAGATCGACGACGGCGGGCGGAATGCCGCAGGCTTCAAAGGCCGCGCGGGTGACTGCGTAACACGTTCAATCGCAATAGCCGCTGGGCTGCCATATCAGGCAGTCTATGACGTGCTAGCTACGGGCAACCAAAACCAACGTTTGACAAAACGGAGTAGCCGCCAGACCGGCAAGCGCACTGCCTCGCATGGCATCAACACCACGCGCAAATGGTTCAAGGACCAGATGGCGGCTTGGGGCTTCCGGTGGGTCCCGTGCATGCAAATCGGTTCTGGCTGTAAAGTTCATTTATTGCGTGGAGAACTGCCTTCGGGGCGTCTCGTTGTGGCGCTTTCGAAACACTACACCGCCGTGGTTGATGGCGTCGTTCACGATACTTTTGACCCGCACCGCACAACGCTATGGTGCAAAGACGGCGTGACCGGCATGTCTCACCGCTGCGTATATGGGTATTGGGAGTATGTCGCATGACCCGCCGCGATCCCGCTGTCATCGCAGCCAACATCAACTGAAAGGAAACCAGAATGACTTATTTCGTAAATTCGATTTGTGGCGCTGAGTTGTTCAAGTCCGAGGCGGCCACTTCCATCAAGGAAGCAGTGCGGGAAGCCGTTAGGGGTGGCGCTGACCTCCGTCGCGCTGACCTCCGTGGCGCTGACCTCGGTGGCGCTGACCTCCGTGGCGCTGACCTCCGTGGCGCTGACCTCGGTGAACAGTGGATCATTCAAGGCCAGACGCGATCCGACGGCTATGCGTTCTCCCTCCAAAAATTGAAGGAAAACACCGAGCCGATGATCAAGGCAGGATGCCGCTATTTCACGATTTCACAGGCTCAAGCTCATTGGGAAACCACCCGTGCCGGTCAGTCTTTACTTGCGGAGACGCGGGCCATCGTCCGCGCCATGGTGGACGTGATGCATATTCGGGGGCTGAAATGACACGTGACCCGGCAATTGTAGCAGCCAACATCATAGCCTCTGGGCTTGAGATAGTGGCTGCGGTTTTGTTCTTTGGTGCAATTGCAATATTTTGGGTGATCACATGAGCGATATCCCCTTTACTCAATACCTAATGCCGGATGGTCGTAAAACTCCTGTCACGATTGACCGCCCCGAAGAAATCTCGTCCAAGGCACAAGCTATCATTGCCGCTGGATATCGTTTTGAGTGTGAAATGCTAACCACCGGAGAGGTTAGCTTCACAATCACGGATGAGGATGCGGACCACGAAATTGAGGTCTGCCAAAATGGGCCGGAAGTGCCTGTCAAAATCGATGCAATGATTGTGCGGTTTCATGAAAAGTTGGGGCTTCAGTGACCTACATCGGCCCCAAGCACCCACGCGTCCGCGATGACGGCTTCCTGAAGTTCATCCGGACGCAACCGTGCGTCCATTGCGGACAGGCAAGCCAAGCCTGCCACATCCGCTCCGGTTCAATCGCGTATGCGAAACCTCCCACGGGGATGGCTGAGAAGCCGGACGATTGCTGGACCGTGCCAATGTGCCGAGCCTGCCATGGGGAACAGCACAGCCAGAACGAACTGGAGTTCTGGCGGCTCCGTGGCGTTGACCCGTTCGCCCTCGCGATCAAGCTATACGCCAAGTATCAGGCCCAAGGCGGGGGCAAGACCACGACGAAGAAGCCGCGCAATAGGGTCAAGATCGCCAATCGCGGGTTTCCGGAGACAAAGAGAGGGTTCGGCAAATGAAGGAAATCGAGGGCTCCAGCAACATCGAAG